TGTTGGTTCTAGTGTATCACCTTGTACAAAATCAATTGGTCGTGTAGAAGACCCTTCAGGAATAGCACCTCTGTATGCTGGAGAATCCATATTACGTATTTGTTGTTGGAAACTCACATTGGCTTGCATTTGTTTGTGTACTAATTCAGAGGCGTTTGTAAGAGCTCGGTCAAATAGGTGGTCAGTCCAATCGTTGCGTTTGTCAAAAATTTCTTTGTATTGGTCAAACATAATAGCATTGTGTTGTTTCCAATGCTTATTACTCAAAGCAGCGCCTCCAAGTCCTCCTACTGCATTTCCAAGTCCAGCGATAACGCTTCCTCCAATAATGGCTGCTGCTGCTTGTTTCTCTTTGCGGCCAATGTCAATTGTTTGTGTAGTTTGGTCAATTTTGGTGGAAGAAACGATTCTGTTTCTGAAAATAGGGGCAGCATGTCTAGAAATGGGGATGCCTTTCTGAATAAATTGGGCACCAGTAATGGTAAAATCTTTAGGCTGGTGATCTGCAACGGCATATGGGAGGTTGGCATATGTATAAGCATTAATTTCAGGGTCCGAAGGGATCCTGACAATAATAGCAAATTGTCCCATATAATTTTCATTAAGTCTCAATTCAAGTTCTTTGCCTTGTGGGATGGTTTCTTTAATATCATTCAACACTTTCAAAATTTTCTGGCTTTGAACAACAGTTGGGTTTCCGACTTGTGCTAATCTTTCGGAAACTTGCGGTGGTGCAGCATAACTGAAAGCTACTCTTGTCATACCGGTGGTAGGATAATAGTATTTTCCAGGGCTACTGTCGTCAATAACATTGAGGGTTTCTATTTTCCAAATATAATATCCAGTAGAAGCTTTGTTGGTAATCAATGCACCTGGCATATATGCAGCATCTGCATAGGGTAGTTTTGTGGTGCCATAACTATTTATACGGTCAAGATAGACCATGTTAAGTAGCTCTTGATCATCATCAGAATATTCTATAAGTGTTGTCAATCCCCAGGTCTTAAAAGTACAAGTCAAAAATTTAAATCTGTCATCATTAAGTCCTCCGCCATAGTGACGATTCACACTAAGTCGTAATTCTCCAATAGTGCCGGTGGTGTCGGGTGATCCTAATTCCTTGTATAATTTTTCAGCATTCAAATAGAAGTGTGGAACTATTTTAGTTCCTGCAGAGTCAGTGGGTTCATAGGATTCAATCATATCACTATGAATATATCCATC